TTATCTGATTTTAATCAAGTCACTATATCTCGTGGTGTATCGAGGTGATAGCATTTCTCGCTTCATCTGCCAGGCAGTCTGGATCCCCTGCCCAGCAAAATATAGCGTCCCCCTGCCATCCTTTGCGTTGAGGTGGTCGAGAACTTCCATAAGCTTTTCACTGTTCTTCCGTGGTGCGTTATCATCGAAGAGGTTAAGCTGCGCTACGCTCTGGCTGAAGAAATCCCCGAGCATCACTCCTGCTTTTTGGTAGCAATGTCCGTCTCGCCAGATTACATCGAGGCATTTCGTCGCCGCGGTAATTATGTCCCGACTGTCCTGGGTTGGAGTTAGCAGCTTTACTGATGCGCTGTTCCCGTAGTACGGTTCATTCAACGCAAAGGGGCTGGTTTTAACAAATACGGAGATAAATCTGCAATACTGGTGCTCACCACGGAGTTTCTCCGCTGCGCGCGATGCGTAGCTGCATATTGCCTGGCGCATCTCTTCGTAGGTGGAAATCCGCTGCCCAAAGCTGCGACTACAGACAATCTCCTGCTTTACCGGCGCGAACTCCTCCAGCCCGAGGCATGGTTCGCCTCGCAGCTCCAGCACGGTTCGCTCCAGAACCACATTAAAATGCTTCCGGATAAAACGGATATCGGTATCAGCCAGTTGAAGCACTGTTTTAATGCCCATTGCCTCCAGTTTTTTACTGATGCGGCGCCCGACTCCCCAGACCTCATCCACCGGAAGCAAAGCCATCAACTTTCTCTGTCTTTCCAGATTAGACAGATCCACCACTCCTCCGGTCTGCCGCTGCCACTGTTTCGCCGCGTGATTGGCCAGCTTTGCCAGGGTTTTAGTCTGGGCTATGCCGACACCGACCGTGAGGTGCGTCCTGCGCAGAACCGTCTCGCGAATTTCCCTGCCAAAGTCGGTAAGGTCGCGACAATTCCGAACTCCTGCCAGGTCGCAAAATGCCTCATCAATACTGTAAATTTCGCAGCGTGGAGAGAGTTCCTCCAGCGTTGTCATCACTCGGTTGGACATATCGGCATAAAGCTCATAGTTGCTGCTAAACGCGATAATACCGTGCCGGCGAAACATGTCCTTTTGCCTGAAATAAGGCTCGCCCATTTTGACGAAGGGCTTCGCCTCTTGCGAGCGGGCGATCACACAGCCGTCGTTGTTTGACAGAACGACCACCGGACGCCCCTTCAGGTCAGGACGGAAAACAGTTTCGCAGGATGCGTAAAATGAGTTCACATCGCAAAGTGCAAACATCTCAGCCAGCTGATTTGATGATGTACGTAACCACCCCGAACACGTCGAGAGTGTCCTCACTACCGACGACTATCGGCGAATATGCAGGGTTCATTGGGTTAAGCTGAACCCGCGGATGCAGCTGCAGCTTCTTAACGGTGAATTCCCCATCCACTGCAGCGATAACGATATCGCCATGAACTGCTGTCCTTGAGCTATCCACAACAAGAAGATCACCTTCTCCTATGCCGGCATCCTTCATGCTGTCGCCGGCGGCTTTGACAAAATACGTCGCACTGGGGTGGTTAACGAGCAACTCGTTCAGATCGATGCGTTGCTCAACGTAATCCTGTGCAGGGCTTGGAAAACCACATTGCACAAGGTCACTGTACAACGGGATCAGCATGATCTCACGTAACTCAACGGGCGTGTAAAACTGCATAATTGACTCGCTCAGATTAATACTGTTTTTATATACAGTAGTTTTAACAGGACGACAGATCAATATAGGTTCTGGCTATAAATTTTTGTCATTGCCGTAACACATTGATGTAACGAGTAAGGTTAGTCTGAAAGTGTTTTCAGGCCTTAGCTGTTTGATGGTTTTGCGAACAATGCGAGGTTAAAATTTTTCAGCTATGGCAATGCCTTAATAGCAAATTGCTCACCTGCGATCTCTTGCATACGGTTCGCAGGTGAGCAAACTTAACCGGCTGGAAAATATTTATAAATCGTCTTTACTCCCACTCCTATCACATCGGCTACCAAACCAATGTTTTAACTGCTCAGACCAGAAATATCTGGAAGCTTTAGGCATCTTCTTGGAAGATAGACGAGCGCAAAGACGCACACAGCAATGATGTTATGTAGTATTTTCCCCTTGAGTGTGCCTGCTCAAGGGGATTTTTTATCGCCGTATTGTACTGGCAAATATTTGTAAATAGTCTTCCCCCCCCACGCCTGTCACATCGGCCACACGCGACTGGACAGGCGGTTAGTCCGGTATGTTTCTCGCGCTACTACTGCTTACGTTAACGTCTGGTAATGATCTAGCGGCGCGACGTAAAGCGGCGTTGAAAGCAATTATAGTGACCGGCCGGCGTTGGTACTTCACACGGTTAGAATGGCTCTGAAATAAAAAAACATCTTCTGGATAGCGTTCTCTTCTACGAGCAATCATCGCCTCCACTGGAGGGGTTGATTTAACACGTAGCTCCTTCAGGTGACCCTGTTTTCGTATCAGTATCAAGTCACCATCAATATCATCATATCGAATACTCAGCAGCCTTCCAGCGCTTAAACCCGTGTGAAAAATTAACGCCCACAAGTCAGCCCATGTATCTGAGATGGAAACAAGATTGCTGTTAATAGTTAAAAATTGCTCAAAACTTATTGTTTTCTTACCGTTCACGAACAAACCAAACTGTTTTCAAAGCTGAATGAATTGATTAAGCCAAACGTAACATATCAGGAAAAGTAGTGAAATCTTTGCCTTCAAGTCGCCGGGAGGTACTTGTAGATTGTTTTCACGTCTACACCTATCACATCGGCTACCTGCTGCCGGGTAGCGCCGTTCTCCAGCATTCTGCGGCACCGCTCCACCACTTCTTCAGTCATTACCCGGCGACGTCCGCCGATACGCCCCTGCTCTCTCGCCGCCACCAGTCCTGCGCGGGTCCTCTCCACAATCAGCTCTCGTTCCATCTCTGCCAGCGCGCTCATGACGTGGAAGAAGAAACGCCCCGCGGCCGTTGATGTGTCGATCGAGTCAGTCAGGCTTCGAAAGTTCACCCCACGCGCCTGCAGCTCTGACACCAACGTGATTAAATCCCGCACGCTGCGCCCCAACCTATCCAGTTTCCAGACCACCAGCACATCACCCGGCTTTAGCTGCCGCAGCGCGCGCTTTAGCCCAGCCCGCCGGGCATTCTTTCCGCTCGCCGTATCCTCGTAAATCAGCTCACATTCTGCGCGAATCAGCGCATTTTTCTGTAAATCGAGGTTTTGATCCCCGGTTGATACCCGAGCATAGCCAATCAGCACTATCTAACTCCTTGAAATAGCTGATTGTAAAAAGCCGCGGCCATTCGCTCAAACCCTCGTTTGGGCGAAGCCTCTTTTTGGAGCAAAAAACATGGCCCTGACTCCTCCACTCGGCTCGACGACACCAGAGGTCTTGTTACGTAATGCTGGCGATCTTGATCGCGCCATGAACAGTGAAGATGATACCTGGCAAAACCGAGGTGGTGATGAGCTCCCCACCATGAAGGGATATCAGAAACAGGTGGATGCCATCACTGATGATGTTTTTCAGGCCAGGGATACGGCTGTTGAAGCAGCTGCAACGTTACCCACAAAACAACAATTCCTTGAGCTACAGGTGGAAGTCGACGGTATCACGGCCGATCCTGCAAACGCGATTGCAAACATTACCATTCCGGCGAAAGACTTTGACCTTGCTGTAGGGAGTGCCAGTTTTGGCATGATAGCCAGTCGCCTCGCGGGCTGGCAGTTCACTCATGGGGTAAACGCATCCATCACCAAAATGATAGACCTGCCGTCTCACTGGTCAAAAATGCGTATATCCCTGATCTGGACAAACCTCGTTGCTAACAACAATTTCAATGTGAGCCTTTCAGGTGAGCGGCATAGCTGGTCTGCCGGTGAGTCTTTCAATCAGGAGCCTGCAGGTTATGCTGCGGTCGTTCCGGTTAATGGCACACCGTTTATTGCAGTGGAAACACAATTAGCGCTTGATCTCACCGTTGACCCTACACGGCATACTACCCTTCGCATCGGACGAAATGGCGCGTCTTCCAGCGATACCCTGCCCACTGCCATCGCATTACTCGCCGTCAGACTGACAAAGGTGGCTTAAATGAGTGTTTACCAGTCATGGCGGACGGCCTGGCGAACACCAGGCGTGTTAAGAAATTATCCTCCTAATCCGCTTTATGTGGATACGGTCAGAGGAAAAGCGTCGGGAAAAGGGTCAGTCGATGATCCAGTGAACAGCCTCGGTCTGGCGCAGGGGTTATGCCTCGGTCTTTCCGATTATGAAATAAAGATTATTGCCCCGGAAAGTTCTCCACTACGACAGGAGGTTGTATTTAACACCACCGAGAATGTGACCTTATCAGGCGTTGATGGTGAACCGTGGTACACCTTTGGATCTGAAGAACATACATCCGGGTGGACTCAGAACGGTCAGATTTTTCAGAAAACACTGGGGTATACCTCTGTGCTTCAGGTGGTCGTTACATCAATGACGGAGACGGTCGGTGACAGAGATGATTTTCTTTTTAAACTACTACAAAACACCTCCACGCCGACCACGCCAGCAGCTGGTGAGTATGGATATGCAGGAGGCATTATTTATGTCCGGTTACCGGATGATTCAGACCCTGCTCTGCACTCGATTGAAATATCCCGGCGTAATTTTGGGGTAGCGACAACCGGGTTTGGACTCCTTACGGTGAATGACTGTATCGCGCGCTATTGCATGATTAATGGCATTTCCTGCGGGTTATCCACGCAACCGGCAGGCACCGGCTTCCTGACCGTCAATGACTCCGTTATTGAGTACTGTGCGAATGCCGGTGTTGGTGGTACGGGGCGAAATGAGTTGATAATCTGTAATAACGTGCGTGCCTGGCGGATTTCAAATGATGGCTTCGGGCAGCATGCGCCTGTAGGCGGTGCCGGAAAAATGATCCTGAATGGCTGTAATGGTAGTTATAACGGCGATCAGGCCGGTCAGTCTGCCCAGGGGGCTTCAAACCATGAGTTTACGAAAATGGTAATCAACGGAGGGACATTCAATTTTAATGTCTCAGGCGGAATGGTGGCTATTGAAAATGCGCAGTGTGATATTCACGGCGACACAAAATACGGGCCTGTTGTGATGGACGGGAATATGAGGCTGGGGAATACGGCAGGAACTATCGCCAGCCAGGCTGGATGCGCCTGGCTGAACTATGCCACTGGGATAGTGACGGGAGATGTAACCGTTAAAAACGGTCAAGGTGTCGGCGTTCGCCGTGGGCCAGATGCCATCGTGGAAGGTATCGCAACGATCCACTCAATCAACAACGCACTGCCGGATATTTTGTGAGGTAAAAATGACAGTATGCAGATTGTGTCAGTGTGAGCCAATGGTGATGACAAAGCCGGAAACCGATGGAATCACCTATTTTTATGTGCATTATGTGGAATGTTCCGGATGTGGCATAGGAACAAAACGGTTTTCTGAGCAAATGATGGAGGCTGAGGCCGCTATCAGCCAGGCTTCAGAACAGTGGGAGCTGATGAATATAACGGTTCCTGACATCAGATAGACGATATGCGGCTCCTGTCACGTACGTTATTTAACGAGCCTCCCGGCGACCTTGTTGCACTCTAAAGACGAGAAACATCTGGAAACACCAGGAATTTTCTTAGAAGATACTCGATGCGCAAAGACGCACACAGCAATAATGTCATTCAGTATTTTCCCCCGGCGTGCCTCCGGGGGCGTTTTTTTAAAGCATATTCACAACGCTTGCCATTCTCCGGGCTATCAACTCTCCGCCAGCGGCATTCGGATGCAGGTTATCCCCGGTATAGAGACTCAGGTTATAGAGATTTATTCCGCTTTCAGCAAACAAATCGCAGACTGGCACACTGAATAACGCGCACACTTCTCTAATGGCCTGCACGTACTGTGGCAACGTAAAGCCCGCTGAGTTCGCCGCCGGATAAACCGGCTGGCTTTCAAATGTACCTCGTTTCATCGGCGTACTGAACATCACTCGTACCGTTGGTTTCAGGGTATAGATTTTGTTCAATACGAAGAACACGTCGTAATAAAACGATTTAACCGTCGTATCGTCATAATCCGCCCTGGCGTCTGCAATTGTCCCGAGCCGGCGATTTCCCCCGTAATCGTTCGTCCCTCCCAGAATCGAAATGAAATCCATCGCATCAATAGTGGTGGCGTTGAGTGAATCAGCCATCGTTCTGACTCCCTGACCAGGTACGCCATAATTGGCAATCTGGCGCATACCAGTCCGGGAAAGTAGTGGCGCAATGTAATTCCCCGTGTTTGTTATGCTGTCACCAAGGAATCCGATCCCCTTTCCCTGCCAGGGCAATTCCTGCCCCTGCCCACCGAAAGGAACATATCCAGCAGGAACAGCCTGACCAGGTGAAACCATCAGGCTGTTCAGGCGTGTCAGGTTGTAGACCTGGAACCGAACAAAATATGCATTATCAGGAACAGCATAAGGCGTATTTGCGACCAGATTCTGGAAGCCGCTGAGGAAGGTGCCGTCAATTTTATAGAATGCGCCGCCACCTGAGCCATACGTAGAAACGAACCAGTCTCCAGGAGTGACCATCATCATTGGCGTTGCGAAGTACCCCGGTGAAGAGGTTAGCCCGCCGGTCTGATAAGAAACGCCCCTGTCTGTCTGGGCGAGTTCGCTGTTATAGAGATTCACCGACACTTTTTGCAGGGACAGTGCGACCGAGCGCGCTACAGTCAGCGATTTTGTATCAACGTAAGTTGACGTCGGCGAACCAAACGACAGGTAGCTCGCAGGGAGTGCTGAGCCTTCAACCATCATCAGTGTGTTTTTTGCTGAAAGACCGTATACCTGAAACCGGACATAAACCGCACCAGATGGCGTGGTAAAAACGGTTCCGGCAGCAATAGTGGTGTTCAAAATTTTGGTTTTGTTGATATCAAAATAGACAACCACACCTGATGCACTGCTTGCGATGTATTGCGTGTTAGGTTTTACCGGGATAAATGGCGTGACAAAATATCCGGATGCCACATAGGGCGCTCCAGTAGTCGCCAGCGCATAATTATCCAGCGCAACATCCTTGTTGAACATATTGCGTATGGCGGCCAGAGTACCGTCCGCAATTCCCCAGCTGATTGACTGGGTGATTGCCGTTGCCTCTGCAGTTGTCAGCGCGCCAAACCCCAAATAAGATGACGGCAGAGAGGTTCCGCGAACAACCATCAGACTTTCTTTACCCGATAGCGGTGTGCTCTGGAAACGCAGGTAACAGGAACCAGTCGGAACGGTAAAGGTCGTTGCAGCAGCGACAGTGATATTTGACGTTTTGCTCAGGTCAGGATCATAGAAGCATAATACCTGCGTACCAGATGAGAGGATGTAACTCTCTCCGGGAAGGACCGGGATATAGTCAGTAACAAAATAGCTGGCATTTGCCGTCAGACTGCCGTTAGTCGAGAGCGCATATCCGTCGTTAGCCCGGTTTTTATCAAACAGGTTTCGTACCAGAGCGTTCGCTCGTGAGCTAATATCAATTGCCTGCTCCAGGGCAGTTCGTTTGGCGGAGAAAGGGTCGACCAGACCGGCCCCAATGTGACCAGCAGGAAGAGAAGTACCTTTAATTAGCATCTGTCCGGATTTGCCAGTGCTCAGCGTCTGCGAGAACCGGATATAACGAGTCCTGGCTGGCGTGGTAAAAACGGTTCCGGCAGTGGCGCCTGCAACATAGGAAATGAAATTGCCCTGTAAATCATAAAATGCCAGTTGTGACACATTCACAGCGAAAACATACTGCGTACCGTCGAGTGCGGGTATCATGTCACTCACAAAGTACGCCGCATTTGCGACCAGCGAGCCGGTAGAGCCAACCGCAAAACCATCCGTAGTCCGCTCTTTGTCGAAATAGTTAATGACCAGTGAGCCGCGCCCTACATCAGAATAAATCTGCCCAGTCACCGCACTGACAGAATCCAGATATGACTTAGACGGCATCTGCCGCCCGGTAGGCTGCAACGTCCCACCGTTGTTGATTACCTCAAGAGCCAGCGCGCTATCGTCCGGGCTGCGGTAATACGTCGTAGAGCCCACCGGAATATTCGCGATATCCGCCTGCGCCGCAGCCAGCGTCGCATACTGGCGGCTGAGAGGAATCAGATTCTGTCGTGTCTCCTCTGTAAGGGCTTCATTCTTCGCCATCATTCCGCGCCAGGTATCGAGCGGTTCACCGCCGCGGTCGTCAACCGTTCCTGCCGGACCGTTAACCAGTTCGTCAGCGCGCTTAACGTTGTCCATGAATATTTCCGGCGTCGTCGTGCCCAGTGGCGGGTTAAGTTCGGCCATGTTTTTTGCTTCAAAAAGAGGCTTCGCCCAAACGAGGGTTTGAGCGAAAAGAGTTAATTAGGGGTTGTTATAGGGTATTACGCGACGTCGCCGGGGTATGTGGCGTCGTCGTACTGGTAGAACGATTCGAGGTATTCTTTAGCGGTGACCTGACAGGTTCCGTCTGACTGCGGGGCGATCTCCTCTACAATGGCGTCGTAGACGTGGCGCGTTGAGCCACAGAACACCAGGCGGATCGGTTCGATGGTTGCCGACGACAGGTCAACCTTCATCGGGTCATCAAACTCGCTCAGGTGCGGGACTGACAACTGAAAATCGCCCACCCTGCTCGCCACCATCAGCCCGGATGCAGAGCCATCCTGATAGCGGATCAGCGCTCGGGGATTTTCGAAAGACCAGTCCAGCGGCTCCGTAACGGTGAACGTTGTCACGCCACCAGCCGTTGTCATCGCCTCCACCAGACAGGAAATTGTGTTGTTACCCGGAATATCATCCGTGAGCACAATGCGATCGCCCGTGTTGTAGCACAGCGCGTCCAGCTCGGTAGTGGTCTGGAACGTCACCCGCTGCTGCAGGTATTTCATAAGGCGACGCATCCCGATTTGGTAGGCGTGATCCTGATTCAGTACCCCATCGAGTTTGTAGTTCTCGATTTTCACCGGCGTGGGATTATCAGGCGTCCGGCACTTAACGGTCTCCTCTGCCCAGGTAGTCCCGTTGATGTACGTCACGTCGACACCATCAAAATCATCATCTGAGGGCACGGTAAATCCGCTCTGCAGCTCCTCCACCATCTCATGCGGAGTGATCACACCGGTCCATGGCTTAATCCCCTCGCGGTTGACCGTCGCCAGGCCATCACTCAGCAGAAAACGTGACTTCCCGGCATTGGCTATCTTCTGCAGCATTTCCAGCGCCGAGATACTGTCGCCCGTGGCGAAATCGAAATTTTCGCCCCGTGGCGTCCAGTACGCGGATTCCAACGCGTTGATGGTGTCGACATCCATTTCCAGCCCAAGAGAGTTCGCGACATGCAGCAGCGCTCCCGAAATGGTTCTGGCCGTTCCTGAGTCATAGGCCCGCGTGGCCACAACGTTTACGCGGCGGTCCGACTGAGCCGCCAATTTGCCCCCCGTCTCAACGGTCACCGCCATCAGCGACACGCCGGGATAGGATGAAGGGCGCGTCAGCAGTCTCCCGCGCAGTGCCTGCCAGTACATCGAATCCCTGGCGTTGTTTGAGCCCTGCTCATTGCGCCGGCGACAGCGAACCTCTACCAGCCCTGGTGAGCTGAGGGTGATCCGCTCAGTGAATCCCAGCCCGTTGACGTTTTTAAGCGCATACTCTCCCTGGTGACTCACCCACCCCGATCCGGAACCGTAGGCGCGATACTGAATCTCCCACTCAACATGCCGAAGCCGCTTTTTCCCCTTGCTGTCAAAGCCACAGATGCCGTTCGGGAAGGAGAAATTCACCTCGAATGCATCCACCACTTCATTCTCAGGGCATACGAGGAAAGGCCCCAGCCAGCCCAGCGTGTCGTTAAGGCCAGAAGCCTCATAGTCGATCATCGTCCTAGCGGTGAATCCCGGCCATGACTCATCAACGGCACCGGAAACCAGGCGCGCCACCGTCGCCGTCGTGCCGTCAGCTGACACAATCCGGTACTCATTCCCGCGGTGAGCAAGTGAAAGCCGTTGCACCCCCTCCGGCATCCCGGAGAATGCGGTGCCCGTGGCAGAGTTATAGGCGAGTGTCACATTCGCCGTTACCGCCGGGCTGCCGCCGGTTGATGCCGTGCCGGAGGTGTAAACCGGGGCATCACCGAAAACAGCTGCAGGCAGCAAAGAGGACGTGATCGCCCCACCCGCGAACGGACTGGCCGACTCGGTTATCAGTACGGTGCCGCCGTTGTCCTGCGCAACCAGGCCGGAGCCGGTGAGTCCCTCGGTGATGGCCGCCAGCAGTCCCGACATCGAGACGTAGTTAGCCACCAGCGACACCGGGTAGCTAACCCCCTGCCAGGTGATCGTGAACGTGCTGGAGCTGGTCGAAAAATCGTAGGTGGTCGGGGCCGCACTCGCCTGGACTTTTGCCGCACTCCCCCCGGTGCCGGGCACTGCAGCCTGACCGGGGGTATATGACGCGATAAACAGATCGTAATCGACAGAGTTAAACCCCAGCGTCACCGGCATACCTACTACCGGCGCGATCTCCGTCAGCAGCGGGCTTGCGATAACGCTGTATCCGGCCGCCGTGGTGATCTGGTAGTTCGCCGGGGCTTTAAGTTCGACCACGGCGCCAGCGACCCAGCTGGGCGGCAGTGCGTTATCGTTCTCGTCATTATCGTCATCATCATCCGTGTCCAGCCCGGTAAACGTCACGCTCGATCCGGAGACGGTCATGCTGTCTGCGATAATGTCGTCTGCGTCCGGCGACGTCTGGGCCATATCCAGCCCGGTGCCGGATGACGTCCCGCTCACTTCGGTGGAGTTGACCCAGTTTTCGCTGCGCTCATCACCGGAAACGTCCGCGCCTGGCGGGTAATGGGTGCTGCTGAATCCCGGTAGCGTTGAAGCTGGCGTACTGCCAACCCTGATATCGCCATTGGTATAAATCAGATCACCGACACCGAGACACAGCAGCATCTGGACGCGCATTTTCGTAGGATCGGCGGCATCAAACCGGGTAACCGGCTGCACCACATAATCAGGGTAGATACGCACCCGGCCAAATACCTCACGAATGGCATCACCGAGTTTTGCGGTATTCGCCTTTGCCGGGTTCAGGTCGAGACTTCGCCCTGTGGATGAGGTATAGCCGCCCGTATCGATGTTGCTCATCATAAAGTACGAATAGGCTGCAGCGGCAACGGAGATACCGACGCCGATCCACGCGATTGTGGCGGCCTCCAGCCCGAAGGGAACCGGATAAAGCCTGACATCACTATCAGGGCGAATCACACACTTAGCCCACTCGCCTGGCGGAATTAACAGCCCCTCAACCTCAACGGTCAGCGGTGGGACATCCCGATCCTCGTAGCCTTCAACATTTGCCACCAGCCAGCTGCGAATACTGGTTACACCATGCTCATGCGTTTCGAGTGGTTCACCGGGAAGCCGGGACGGGTAAAAACGAATAGTCATTGCCAGAACTCCACTTTGACAAATCGCCGCTTAAACCGCGGCAACGGCAGAAAGGTGACGTTCGTTCCCGGATTGCATTCCGCCACATGCAGCAGACCATCGATACTGACCACGATCCCTACGTGGGTGACAGTCGACCCGGAATAACAGGCCACCCCGGCCCCTTCGCAGGGTTCGCAGCGCTCAAGGGTAAGCATCATCCGGCGCGCTTCCCGGTCGAGGCCGCCGTCGTCTTTGGTTACCCCGGCAAAATCGGGCCAGACGGGTAAATTCAGATCGCGGCGTATCTCGTTCACAATGCCGAAACAGTCGAGTTGCGGGTATACGCGCCCGCCCTTCAGCCAGGTGACTGAACGGTATTTATCAGGGTTGAACATTGGGATTCCTTAGCTGATATAACGCAGTCCGGGGAATACAGGTAGCGTGTAGCGGTAACGTGGCCAGGCGGTATCGAGGATATTCATATAACCCGCGGTAATCTGCGCCTCTGTCGCCGTCCAGTAACCAGACTTGATTTTCAGCGTATACGGCACTTCCGCAGGGGCCGCTAAATCCGTGGAGATATAACGCCGGTACGTCAACAATGCAGACAGACGGTTAGCCAGCGCATTACGGATCGCCGTGGACACAACACCATCGATATTGCACAAGGCAAATTTGAGGTCCTGCGTGCCGTCCGCATTGCGCGCCGGCAGCGCAATGTCTATCGCACAGGCGGTAAACGTTACGGTATCGCCGTTCTCCGTCGTCGCCGTGATGTTGTCGTAACCCTGGCAAAGGTAGTGAACATCAGAGCCAATGGTGATCTGCAGCGTTTCAATGATCACCTCCGGTCCGCTGCTGGCGTAGAGGCGGTTGAGTCTTGTCATGATTTTTACCCAATAAAAAAGGCCACCCGAAGGTGACCTTAAAAACTGGTGTCGAATGTGGGTGTACCATCACCGGCAGGATCGCTATTCCGCGCTTTATTTCACGCTCCGGCTACGGAGCGGCATGAAGGACTTTCCCACAAATCGACACAAGTGATTATGAAGGTGAAACGGTTTTAATCAAGCCTTGGGCCACTCCTTATTCAGCGCAATATCCAGCAGTGAGCTGCCGACGATCCATTCCGGGTAATTACCCCATGGGGCAGGAGCAAGGGGGCGCTCCCATAATTCAAGCGTTGCCGTGTACTTCCAGTAAATCGGGGCCACCAGCACCGGTCCCTGATAAATATCTGTGAAGCGGCATTTGTAAAACTTAATGCCCGCCGGCGTCTGCAGCTTCATCATGAACCACGCTGCCCCGTCAGATAACGCATCACGGAACCAGGACTCAAACGCCAGGCCCTGCGCATCGGTTTCCATAAACCAGGTGATGCTGGCCTGCGTCGGCGTGGACGTAAAAGCTCGCCTTTGCCGCGCGCGGCCGGTGATTAACTGGGTACGTTTTAACGGGCTTACAGGCTGGAATCCGTATCCTTCCTGTAATGGCATAGGGAGGCTGTCATGTGGGTAGTTGATATCAGTCATGCAGTCTCCCGGTAAAGTATCTCGAATAAAATTTCACCATTAACCTCAGGAGGATATTCATTTCAGAATAAAGCACGATGGAATCGAAGAAATCTCTGATTTTTTGGTTCAGATTAACGAAGATAAAAATCTTATTGAATCGACACAAACACACAAGGCGATATATTTATCAGCTCATCTTAAGAGCTAAAAGAAATCAAAAAAAACAGCATTATCAATATATTAATTTTATTGACTTTAATGTGAGCTTACATTGTTTCGGCACAGCCCCACATCAAAATAAAAAAGGGCGACGTGCCGACAGGAAAATTACGTCAATGTGACTGCTTGTTTAAAAGCAACTCCTGAAGAAGAAGCGCAATAGAAACAAAGATCAAAACCCCACAAAAAACAATTTTTGCAAAATCATAGTTAAACACGGTTGTAAGCGTATCATTATTATATAAGTGATTATGCCTATAGGAATAAGTTGTGTAAATCTCATCACATATTTCAAGAGTTCCACCAACTATCAAAACAAGCCAAAGAAATGAAAACTTCACTCGGACCTCCTTACGTTTACGTCTCCTATTGAAGATAAGCCCGCCAATAAAAAGAGGAATCATAAAAGCTATAAAGTCTTTAAATGTAAATGTTAACAACGCTTCCATTAATAAGATCCTTGTGTTTTCTTGCACCTACTCAGATTGTTAGACTTACCTACCTAATCAAGTCTCAGCTAATGCAGTTTAGCTTACCTAGGACCGTGTCGTGTATAGTTTCCTTTTAGAGCGTTGCCAAAAGCCCCTTGTGGCATGGTAACCTCCTTTGTGAGTTCACCTTTTAACTGCCTGGAAAGCAGTCGATTATTCTGATTGAGTGTAGCGCTCAACTGCTCCGGAGTAATACCCTGGAGATGAAACTCCTGATTAATCGGCGCGTGTACAGTTGTTTGCCTACGGTTATCGCTGTTAACGTTCTGAACACCAGTACCAAACCCTGTACGCCCCAGAGTTGCATCAAGCGGTTTGCCATTTCGAAGTGCCTCAAGCTGAGACACGCCGATCCGGTTCGTTGATGCCTGGTCGAAGACGTACTCTCCTTTGTGAACAATACCCGCTGGCTGATACTTACCACCGGGGCCGGTGTAACCGCCGGAGGCGAATCCAACTCCTGAAACAGCCTGGATATTTGAGACGATACTGGCGGTCTGCGCAGCGATTGAGGCCATAGCGATGATGTTGGCCGGATAAGGCGAGCTAACTGCACCGCTTGCTATAGCCTGCTGGATTTTCACCATTGAGTCCGCGATAGCGAATGCCTTGCTCGCAGCAAAAGCAACCTTGTAGATTGCCGATTGCTCACCAAACCCCGTTCGCATGATGTCGGCGGTACTGTCAAACAAGGACTGCGTGGCCGCAGATATGATGGTGTTTTTCTGAGCCTCTATGACCTGATTTACATCCGCTGCACGCTGACGAATCGAGGTCATTCTGGCCTCACCCTCGGCAGTTATTTCGCCGGCCTTCGCATAAGCTTCCTCCTGAGCTGCCAGCCAGCGCTGGAGCTCTTGCTGAGCCTGGTCATATTCGTTGATTTGCCCCTGCATCCCCTCAAAAGTTCCAGAGAGTCGCCCTCCTGTGGGTGTCAGGTTTCCTACAACATTACGAACCGTCGAGGGCAGTTGCATATCGGTATTTTGATAAATATCTGCCCGCGTTTTTTCATATTCACCGGGTTTGAGTTGCCCGGTTGCTTTGGCCTTCTCCAGTAGTTCAAGGCGGGTTTTAAGCAGATCGTTGGTCCGCTCATCCTTCGTCTTTACCTGTTCCTGCATCTTCCGGTAATCGTCCAGGGTTTTTACGGAGTTTTGCAGTGCCTCCTGCTGCTTATACGCCTGGAGGATTTCATCTGAACGGGAAAGGATCGATTTCTGGTCAGCGGTGAGCTGCGTTTTAGACTTGAGGTCAGTAATTTGCTGTTCGAACTTAACCCGCGCCTGAGTTGCGCTGTTAAGCTTGTCACTGGCGTCAAGCTGGGACTGCATGGCAGCGGTCTGCTGGTTTATCTGATCAAGCAACCTGGTTGCTGCGTCCTCGGTATATGCTTTACCCTTTGGCGTCTTGGGTGGTTTCGGATCTTTGTACATCTCGTTAATGCGAGAAACATTTTTTGCATATTGCTCTGCAGTAATTGCACCAGCCTTCAGGAATTCGCTTTGCTGCTTAATAGCTTTATTGCGCTTATCCGCATTGCTCAGATATTGCTGGTTAACGCGATCTGCTTCCTGCTGCGTTTTAATTCTTTGCTGTTCGGCTTCCTTAGCCTTCGCCTGTCCTTTGGTTACATCCCCCTGAAGATTGGCAACTGATTCGAGCAAATCTCTCTGTTTTATCATCTCCGGGAGGTTGGTAAACCTCGCGCTAAAACTGTTCCAGAACCCACCATCTTTTTGCCCTTTTTGGGCTTCAGCAATATTTTCGTTTAAGGTGGCAAGTTTATCCGTTAGTGTTTGTTCACGCCCAATATTGAGCATCGCATCCCAGGCGCCTTTGGCCGTTTTACCCAGCGAGTCCCATGCACTTTCAAGAAGACCAAGATTCTGATGAATATCATTCGCACGCTGCTGCATGGCATTGGCGTAAGCATCAGTAGCCACCCGTGCAGCATCCTGCTGATTACCTTCATCCTGTAGCGCTTTAATCTGGTTGTAGGTTGCCAGTGTCAGAAAGTGGTACTGGTCGTTAAGTTTGGTAATGGCCGCAACCGGGTCAGCAGTAATGTCGTTGAAATCACCAACCAGCTTATCGGTAGCAATGCCCGTCGCCTCGCTGGTCTTAACAATGGCGGTTGTCACGCGCTCCAATGAGTCGCCAGCTACTTTACCGGATAACACCAACTGATTCAGCGTTGAAGCTGCTGCACCGGTTGTGGAGTTAGCTGCGACCGATACACGGGCCGCCATATCTGCCAGTTGACCGGAAGTTTTGCCTACCAGATTACCAGTGAGAACGAGAGACTTATAAAATTCGTCCTGCTCCTGAGTGCCTTTGTAATAGGCCAGACCAAGAAATCCGACCGCCGCAGCTGCAAGAGTTAAAGGGTTAACCAACCCCATAACATAGGTGCCCACACCCTTAATTGCCGGACCAATACCACCAAACATATCTTTTAACTGCCCGCCCTGCTGCATCAGCACCATAAACGGAGACTGACCGGTGGATAAGCCGACAACAATATCTGTCATCTGAGCCGGGATCATGCGCATGGCATAGGCGGTCTGGGCGGCGGATTGGCCGGTTTTACCAAGGTCGTCGCGAAATCCTGTTAGCCTGTTTCGTGTTTCCTCGATTTTCTTTGAATAAAGATCGAATGTATCGGTATCTACCATCCCCTTGGATTTGAATTTCGCAAGATCCTGCTGTTGTTTATCCAGTTTGTTCAGGGCGGCGTTTACCGGGTCGATACGATCTAAAAGTTCAGAAAGGGACTGTTTTTCTTCATCAGTGGCCTTTGTCACTTTCCCTGCACTGGTGGCAGCACGTTCACCTGCCTGCGTCATTTTTACAAGTGCAGTTGCGAGATTGTCAGCCTGCTTTTCTGCCCCAGAGCTGTCAATAATAATGGCCAGGCGGGAGGTTTGTTCTGTCACGTGCTTTTCTCCGGGCAATAAAAAACCCCGCCAAAGCGAGGTTGGAACTTTTTGAAACTGTCGGGTCTTTACTTCATTGGCGGTAAAACATTATTGCTACGATAATCACCGCAAAGACAGTAATTGCAATTCCAGCGATTAACTTTACATTGACATCAGCCAGCCTATCACTAGCTCCAGTATTGTCAGTGTTAGCTATTATCTTCGAAGGAGTTACATCACTCCCGCAATGCTTGCACTTCACCGCTTCGGAATTTATTAATTCTGCGCAGTAAGGGCATTTGACTGAAGTTCCGGACGCTTTTAGCTTATCTCCCACCAGAGCAATAATGATACCTGCGATGGCTACGAAACCTCCAAATATCATATAATTTTGGCGCGATGATATTAATCCAAGATTGTTAACCCTATAGCCACCGCTTGTCGCTACTGTCACATCCATAAATAGCGCCAATACAGCAAAGATCACCCCTATTACAATCGCTAAGTATCCAATAATCTTCACTTGTCTACCCCATAAATTAAAAAGCCACCAGATGGTGGCTTTATCATTCAGCTTGCGTTCTCACAACCCGGCAGGCTGCGGTCAATCACAAGATTACCCTCAACACGCAGACCAATCTTACCGAACAGGAAGGAGTGGTTAAGTTGAGTGACAACTACGTCAGACAGACCAACTGCACAGCGATCTTTTTCAATCGCTCGATCAGCGGCTGTTTTAACGTTCGGGATGCCAAGAGGGAAGATGATAACCGGATAGCTATCTTCTGCTGTTACACGTTTCCCTTTATAGAACTTACCCCCATTGAGGTTGTAATTTTTAGTACTCGCCACAGTCAAATCTGCAACACGTACTGTACAACCAGAAAGTAACAGCGCTCCAAGCGCCAAAGCGATGACTTTTTTCATTATATGTTTCCTTTGATTGCAATCGGAAACATCCTATCATCGACTTTCAGGAGCATGGACCACCATTAATGGTAGGTCAGTTGCTTCCTTTCTTATCCGCTGCACGTTTCTGTGCCTCTGCCCACTCAGCCCTCCAGGCATCATCGAGAGCCAGTATGGCTGCGTCAAACTCAATGCGGTCGATCAGGATGGTGCGCGATGCCAGGTAAAGCTCAATATCGTTCAGGGATAGAGGGAGCGGCACTCCGGCCATGCCGGCATACTTCCTGCCGCGCGATATCATGGCGTAAGCGTTGAGGATCTCCCCAGTAACTGCATCGATTTCAGGCTCTGGAATGGGCGGGAGATTTAGTTTCTCCCTGCGCCACTTTGCTTTCTCGCCCTGTTCGCCAGCGAATTCCTTTAGCCACTTTTGGGCCTCTATGGCTTTTTTACGGTTTCCTGAGTCTGCTGCTCCTTACCCTGAGCAATGCTTGCGGCCTCGGCCAGTATCCGCCAGTACAAATCCGGGTACTGTTTCAGCATGGCGATCCCGAGCTCTGGGGTATAGTCGAGAGCAACCTCTGAGCCATCCACCAATTGGCCCACCCCCTCCCAACCTTTCAGCAGGAACCGAGCGGCGTTATCGATCAGCAGGTCATCAACAGAGTCGATATCGTCCACGCTGGCGAGATTAAAATCCGTTGTCCCCACCTTATAACCCGCGTCCATCTTATCGATGTGGCGGCGCACCAGCGCATTACGAGAGCGATATTGAGGATTCTCGCTGCTTGTCACCAGCAGGCGAAGTTTGAACAGCGATTCTTCTTCCGGCGAGAATTCCTTTTTGCTGCCTTCTGGCTTTTTGTAGGGGGAAAACCAGCGCTCGCCATTTAAATCAATTTTCTGGGTAACAATCAGCATAATAACTCCATAATGAAGCCCGATCCGCGATGACTGCAGAACGGGCCAGGTAAATTAAGGCGCGGTAACGGTGATTTCAGACGTTGCGGTAAAGGTGCGGGCCATACCAGTGATGATTGCAGTACCGGCTGCGTTACGCGTGACCTTCGCTGTTTTCTGCCCGGTAGAAACCACACTGGCGATAGTCGGATCCGATGACGTCCACTGGACGGTATCAGTTGAATCAGCTGGCGTAAGCGTGGCGGTTAACGTCACAGTAGAACCCACGGCGCCAGTTGAAGTGGCTGGCGCAACACTGATTGCCGTCGCCGGCACTTTAGGCACGCGCGTAATCGTAGGCGGAGTATTGGCCGCGGTGATATCCAGCTGAACCTGAACAATGTCAGTGCTCCCCGCATCCGGCCAGTCGCCGGAGATCTGCACTTCCGGGAAATCGAAGGTATAGGCGCCTTCAGCATTCTCCAGGGTGAAGCTAAACGGCACCGTTTCGCCGGTGAACGTTTTTTTGTAAACCTCCCAGGCTGCCTTTGACCATGACAGCGTGATTTGACCTGACGGGGTAAAGGTTGTCGGAATGTTTGCGCCGGCGAACGCCGAACCGGTACCGATGCAGCGCTGGGTCTGCATATTGTTGTCGAACTGAATGTTAAAGGTGTCGACGCAGAAGCCTGTCCCGCCATCAACACCATTCAGCCGGATGTTGGTGACCTCTTTGAAGGAGTAACGCAGCGCCCCCGCTAAATCCACCGGCGCGGTGAAATAGCTGGTATCGTCCCCTTTCGTCTCCCAGTCCAGCCCAGCAAACGTAATGGTTGCAGTGATATCACCATCGGCCGGGATTTCCATCTGGAAGGTGCCAACCTGACAACCGCGAGCAATCTGGGCGATCCCCACATCACTGGCAAAAGTCGCCACGGAGAACGTAATGCGACCGTTCCCCATCGTCAGCACGTTATTTTGCCACTCGGAACCGAAACAACTGGCAAGAAAATCATCATGCTGGTTCCAGCGAAACCGCGTGCCGACATCGCCGCCGACATCCACTGTGCCACGTGAAACGCCCTGCGCCATGCGGTCACCAGCGATTTCGTCATTGTCGTTGGTGTTCTGCGTTGGTTTCAGACCAAATGAAGAACGACGCAGCAGGTTCCACACCCCTGCTGTAGGCGTGATTCCTAGTGTTGTCTCGCGAATAAACGCGGCTACTACTTTTGCACCTGAGCTCACAGGAGCCTCCTGTTTTTTTGTGCGCTACAGAGCGCGATAAGGAATTTGAAGATTGAGCTGTAACCAGCCATCGGTCTCACCCGCCGGCACAGCAGAAACAGCGAAATAACTCAGCTTTCCGTCGTCCTTAAACTCGAATAGCTCCGTTAGCTGGTCGGCCGTTCGGGAGATAATCAACGTCCCGGAACCGACCGGAACAAACAGCTGAATGATGAGTAAGCCCGTCCTGTGGACTACCGGCCCATCCCCGATCTCGGTTGTGCCTGCCTGCCCTGCAATGTTGGTGAGACGGGCCCAGATATCGCGGTTGCTGGGGTCAAATACCGGACCATTGGGATAATCCACCGCATCAGAGGCAATAGCGGTCTGTGCCGCCATTCGGGAAATGACAGCGTTTCTGATTTCTGTAAGGGTCATTTGTAGGCCTGAATCACACCATTAAACGAGACGGCATAGACGCCTGTCGGCGCTTGCGTTGAGTGGCCATTCTCCAGAGGCACGGAGTAAGGCAGGTTCGACTGGATGTAAATCACCGAGTAGGCTGGCGCCTGGTCAATGATATTTTTGCCATTAAGAAACGTCATTGTCCCGCGCGGATCCGGTTCGGTCGGGACGGAATGATCAGGTTCGCCGATGCTGACAAAATGCGATGCCCTGAAGGTTCCTGCGCGATACTCAGCCGGTCGCCTGATATCCATGCTGTCATTAACACGGACTTTCTTTCTGAGACGGCCAGTCTTTGTCAGGTTGGCAGGATCGGCATAAAGAGACTCGTTCCACTCACCTACCGCTTTGTTGTATTGAACCGCGGTCGCGTTGATGGCCCACAGCTCCGGGTTTCCTACCGGCGACCGCTGAACGATTTCATTCAGCAGCTGAATGGCGATTGTCCGCTGGCGTAGTTTGACATCTTCTGCCACCAGCCCGGCGAATGCCGCTGGGTCAATGTTCCAGCCCTTAGCCATATCACGCCCTCCTCAGTTGAATGGAGTACGCAGCGCCAGCAGAGTCGGCAGAAGCGGTGATGACCTCGTAGCGCTGAAGCTCACCCGTAACCGGATCCGGTGCGGTGATGATATGCCCGACGGCCGGCTTATCAGTCACCTCGTTAACCAGTGCGGTTAGCTTCACATCACCATGCAGAATGTTAACGCCATCGATACGGCGCAGCTTATAGCGCGCCAGCACTCCACGCCCTGAGTAAGTCACCTGCGTTTCAGTGCCGGTTTCCGTCACCGGGTCCCAGGCACCCCGAACGGTATATGACCCAGTGAAATCCTTAACGGCATCCTGCAGGTCGGTATCGAATGCCGCGGCGACTTCGGTTTGCAGCTCGTCACGAATGCCCATTGCACCCACCAATACGCTGCTGAGGTTTAACGATCACTGTACCGTGGAGTTTGCGGGTATAAATTTCGCCATTGCGTTTAACCCGCAGCGGGAGCGGAGCAAACTCTACAACACCCTTTGCCTCGTTTGCGTAAACGACATGTCTGATCGGGTTTCCATTCACAAACACATCGCGGGGACCGAGGCCGTCGCCGGCATAATGCACATATGGATTTTGCATGTTACCCCCTTACCGCCGCTCAATATGAGCATGGATAAAGTCGGTTTTAAGCGACTCCATAGCGCCAACCATCACATAGGGGCGTCCACCGTTATGCCAGCAATCAATCGCGTTACCCTCATCATCAAGCAGTATCACTGCGACACTGTGGCAGCCGCCGTTTTCGGCTCGCTCCAGAGCCTGTTTCAGCAGGCGAATAACCTGGTCGTTATCGAGGTTGTGATGGCTGGGCTTTTGAAATGGGACCACCTTCAAATCGGACATATCACGCCCTCACAAAGAACGTCTGGAAAGGGTTAATCATCCACGGTTTGAGCATATCCAGCGCCAGCTGCAAATCAGGATCGAGTAATTCAGTGCTGGTGGTTGAAAGCTCGGCAAAAGTGCGGGAAACCTTCACATCGTCGGCCTCAACGCTTTTGCTCGTCACCACGCCGGAATCTGTTTTTTGCTGATACAGATTGCCTGCAGCGGCTACGGAAGCGATAAACGCTCCGGCTTGCTTAACTTCTTCAGGAATATGCTCCGGGTCGATATCCTGAAGGTTAAGCGCCGTCATCCAGGTGTTTGCCTGGAGCACGGCTTTAGCCTTTTTGTCGGCGGCAGCCCAGGTATCCCCCAGCAACTCGTCAACGTCCTGGATTGTTATATAAACGGTCATCGGATCCTCACCAAAAGAAACGGGGCTTTCGCCCCGTCGGTTAACCACCCGCAGGAGCAGTGAACGCGATCGCTTCAGTTGTTTTCACCACGCCGTCAACGGTAGCCGTCACCGTGAAGGAGCCGGCCGTAGCAGAGGTGAGTTTCACCGTCGAGCCACCAGCAGACCCTGTCTGTGACGTCGAAGCACTGAGTGTGCCGCCTGTAGACGTCCACGCCACAGATGCCCCGGAGACTCCTGCACCATTTCTGGTGTACTTGAGCGAAACGGTCACCGCGTCGGTACTGTCAGCAGTTGCGGAAGTTTTATCCACTGACAGGGTTACTCCCCCGCAGGGGCTTCCAGCTTAATCAGTACGCCTGCAGTGGATTTGTTACTGGTGAAATGTTTCTTCCAGTTCGCGCCGGTGCCGATTTTGGTCAGGTCAGGGTTAGCGCCCTTCGTCTCATCCCAGCTGTAACCCAGCAGTTCAACGTTAACCGTACCCTCTGCGCGATAGCCAATGGCAAGGTTTTCCTGGTCGTTGATATCGTAGGAACGGAAGCCCGGAGCCTGTGATTCCGTTACGGATACCGCGCCGGCCACCAGCCCCAGAATCGCATCAACTGGCATGGTGTCAGTTACCAGCACCGGTTTACCCAACGTGCCTGGCTGTCCGCCATAAACCACCACGCCAGCTTCTTCGTAAATTTTGTTGTCGATAGCCTGATCAACAATGTCGAAATAGGTCGTGGAATGCATAACGAACAGCGCAACACGGTTAAATTTATCGCCGTATTTACGCAGGCCACGGGTCAGCGTTTTCTTACCATCAGTGGCAATATCCGCGGATACCGTCATGTCAGCATTTGCGCCAATGGCTGCAACAAGACCCTGTAGGGCATACTTGATATAACCTTCAAGCGTTGCATCAGCGACGTCGACGCCGATCACCTCGGAGAATTCGCTAACGTCGCGACCCCGACGTTTAAACGCCTCCTCCGTGGTTTCATACGGGCCGTATTTCCACGGCGCCTTAACGCTGACAGATTCACCGGCACCGATTTTTTTACCCGTTACCGGGTCGGTGGAGTTAACGTTGCGCGATTCGATAGAACCACCAACTTTATAGAAGGTGCGCTTGCGAAAATCACCCTCGATCAGTTCGTTGTCGAGAATGATTGCGCCGTTTGAAGCGGCGTTGAAGACTTCCAGATTATCCTGGCGACGCTCAAGAAACGCAGTCTGCGCGAGGTCGTCATAGATAATCAGGTCACTGTTTACGGTCGTAGGCATTGATTAGTCCTTACTTAGGCAATTTGAGATAGGCCTGCTGGCCATGTTTGCGGATGTAGTCCGCTTTGTCGCTTGAGCTCATTTCTGAACGTTTCAGACTACCGCCACCGCCACCGGGTTTATGACCACCAGCCCCGGAGCCTTCGGCGCGCGGGAACAGGTGCGGGGCCGTCTCTTTCAGAGATTCAGCCCACTCAACCGGGGTGAGCGGAGTTTTGCCGTCTTTACCGAACAGAACATCGCCATTTGCATCAACTGCTACGGCCTCGCCTTCGTCGTTGAGCTGGAATGTGCCTTTAGCACGAAGAATCAGATCGTCGGATGCTTCTGGCAGCGCGCCTGCCTTAAGCGCTGCGCTGCGGATAGCATCACCCAGGACACGATCACGGAATTTGTTGGAGAACGCTTCCGCCTTTTCAGCGCGTTCATTAGCGGCTTTGATTTGCTTATCAACATCAGCACGTAGCCGCTCAGTGCGTTTATCCAGTACCTCGTCAATTTTCCCGGCGGCGATCAGTTGCGCCTCTTCATCATCAGAGAAACGCTGGAGAATGGTTTTCACCGCGTCAGGATCGATACCATCAAAACGCTTAAGCGACTCAGTGGACTCTTTGAGCTTACCGAGTAACTCACTATTTTTATTTTTCAGGCCTGAAACCTGAGCACTGACCTGCTCATCGATCAGCTTTTGGATTTCCGGCGTAATCTCGGGCGCACCACTACCGGAGCCACCGCCATCACCACCTTCACCACCAGCTGCCGAATAATATTTAATGAGCATGTTACGAATAAGCATGTTGTCCCCTTGGGATAGTTACTGTGGGCCTGGCCCAATAAAAAAGGCCACCCGAAGGCAGCCTGATTGAATAAGATATGTTAGTTAAAGCCTGGCGTTTCTGAATGCCTGCTCATCCTTTGAGCGCAACTGGTCCAGCGTCAGCCACTCGCCTCTGTCGTTGTAGAACTCATCGGGAGACATGCCGCCATCACGAATCAGCCTGGCGCGCGTTTCTCCGACAATCTCAGCTTGTCGCGTGAACGACTGCCGGGAGAACCAGTCCTGGTAAGTCGTATCAGCCGGAACCTGTCCATCCATACTGGCGCGCGAGCTGTCCTTGATTTCGCCGACTTTGATACCCAATTCCTCGGACGATTTCAGGATGTAAGTTTCGGTGCTCCGACAGCAAAAGTGGATTTTCCCCGGTCCCTGCAAATAAGGCACCTTGTGCCCTATCGGTTTGTTATCCAGCGTGTACTTGAGTCGGTCGCGGATCCGACAATCCTTTGATGTCCGGTTATCCAAAGTAGATAACCACTGCTTACCCTTCAGAATGTCGTCGTTCGCCGCTGCAAAGCTTTGTCTTGCTGTCGATGCAAGATGCCCTACTGCCGTTTTCGCTATGCTGGCTGCATTGGCCCGGCTCATCTGAAGCGCACCATCCTGGTAGCCGCGGTTAGCATGGCCACGAACCTTTTTTGCGATCTGTTCATGCGTATCGCCCAGCAGGAATCCCTGCCGTACCGTATTGGATATGCGCGCCATACGATCAGCTTCGAGGTTGCTGGCCCATTCGCTTAGCAACCGCCCCTGAAATGGACGCCCCATCGCCGCGGCATAAACTGCATCCGGGGAGATGCCAACCAGTGGATGAAGAGCCAGAACATCGTCGGGAATGGCAAACTGGAAGAGGCTCATCTGAAAACTGGCCTCATGTTTCGCCAGCTCCTGCAGCTCGGTAGAGAGGGCTGCATACATCGACTGTATGGCATCCTTGTTTACGGCCCTGACACTGACCAGTAACGCTTCCAGACGCGAAACGGTAAAGCTCTCGGGATCCAGCGTATCGATAGCCACCAGCAGCCTGGCGGTAAGTTCGGCGTCGCTGTCATTCAGAACTTTTATCATCCTGTTGGCAACGCCGGTGCTGTAGCGACTAACCCATATAGCGTGGGCTATGGATTCATCCTGCAGTTTGTCATTCGCCGTTGCCATTATTGCCACCAATCAGGTTAGGCGCGCCGTTACGAATAGCGTCAATGACAGTTTCAGGGTCGTCAGCAGGATCTATCAGGTCAAGCCTCTGCAGAGCTCTGACCATATCAGTGTCGCGAATCGCACCGTACTGCCAGGCATTGACGATTGCCGTTACCATGCCGGATTCTGCGACTTTGGCGATAAACTCCTGATTGATGCTGTAACGATATTCCTCGCCTTTAATGCCGAGATATCTGGCGCACCAGCCGAGCGCCAGCGTATAGGCCTCCGAGACATTGGAAACGCAAATGCCGAGCACCGATGTGGATGCGGTTTGCTCGCCGCTGGATTGCGTGGCGGTTTTAACCGCGCCGTTCTGCTCGATAAGCCGGGCGCCAAGCTGAACAGAATAATCACGCTTACTGTCCATCGCCTCTTTAGCCAGGGTGTTTGGTTGCGCCTGAGCATAGGTAAAACTCCCATCCTTCGGCAGCAGGAATGGAGAACGAGAACCGACACGAATTCCCTTATCCTGCAGCCAGTCACGCCAGGCGGTATCAAGACCGGAAATCACCGGCTGAACCTGACCGCAGAAAAATACGCTGTCTTCGTAATCCGCCGAATTTCGATAATGACCAAGGTTAATTTCAACGAGGGCGGCTAAAGGCGACTCGTCGATGCTGGGATCGTTATTTTGTGCACCAACGAAGGTAAAGGGGATTTCATCCCAAAAATCCTCACCTTTAGGCTTCGGGTGATACTCAGAATCGACGGAAAAAGAGCCTGCGTCAGCTGACTTTCGCCATACCCGGCAGACAAACTTTCCGTTCTCCAGAGCCAGTTCGCGATACTGGATTTCATCCTCGTACGCAAAACCATCTTCCTTTTCCATGCATTCACGTAAAACCACCAGCACCAGTTGATCACGTCCATTGATGCGTTTGGTGCGCCAGTTAATGATGCTTTCCGCCTGATAACGAAGGATGATCGCCTCGTCGGTCTCAGCTGCATAATCCGTATAAAGCCCCTCGCGCGCGGCCTCCAGAATATTTTCTGTAACCTGCTGGGACTGCTGATAAATGCTGGCACCAGCACCATCGGCGTTGTCACGAAGATAATTCAGTTTATCCGGCGCGGTCATGGTCGGGTCTTTTCTGAATGCCAGCCCCAGTAGACCCACTTTTGTATTGCCCGTTATCGCGTAGAAAACGGCGCGCTGAATGTAATCAGCATTGCGCTTTTTATTGCGTGCAGACTTATCGGACGGATCCAGAAAAGGGAGGTATTCATTCCCGGCGGCCTTTACAGCATCAGCCCCTTTGCACACGTCACGAATTTTTTTCCACACGGGCATCGCCGCCCTGACCTCAGGGCGAACATAAGTAATATCGTTATTGGCCATCAGAATGTCGTGTCCAGTGAAATAGAGAATGCAGGTCGAACGATTGGGAATTGCTTCACAATGAAGTAACCAGCGCCATCGTTGGGGTGATCGTTATCGCTCTTTTTATCCGGCTCGCCGTTTTTATCCCACACCTGTTGTTCCAGGCAGTCGGCATAGACCGGGCAACGGGCCACATTCACCTTGTACCGGCGATCACCATTACCATTACAGAACATGGCGTTCATGGAGTTGATGCGGTCCTTTACCGGCGGGTTAGCATCATCAACGATGACGTTAAATCCGGCCTGTCGGAGCTGCTCAATATCTGTTTTGCTGGCGTTGTTTGATTTCCTGGAGTCACCAGAGGCATCCGGGTAAATATAAATCTCGCGGACCTTGCGGTAGTCACCGTCGGCATACAGCCAGAAACGTTCCTTGATGATGCGTATCATGTCTGGCGTATCGTAAGCGTTGATAATCTCTGTTACCGCGTGTGGTAAGCCGAGCCGCAATACATGGACGATCCCGGCCATCTTCCCGACGTTGAAATCCATCCCGATATACAGCGCTTCACCTGGCTGTTCTTCCTCACTGGAATTATTCAGCACTCTGTCGAACTGATGATAAATGGTGCCGCTGGTCAGGTTAGTAAACTGGCCGTTCAGATATGCCTTGATCAATTCCGGCGGGTAACTCGCCAGAAGCGAAGGAATATAGTCATCCGGCAGGTTCTTTTCGTTGTCGAATGTCGAAGCCTGTACCAGACCATACATCGACCTCAGTTCAGGCTTTTCCCTCACAGCCTTAACAAACTGGTTATAGACGAACTTAAATCCTTCAGGTGTGGTAGTCACGTCAATGCCATTACGCAGACCATCAACTTTATAACGCATACGCGCGATTATTTTTCGCCACGCCTGACGCGCCTTATCCGCTTTCAGAACGTCGAGTTCATCCACCAGCGCATTGCCGATTTTAAAGCCTACTATCGTGTCGGGCTTTTCCATCGACCGACAAATTGTCGTGCCGCGGTACTGGCGCCCACTGTAGAAATGGACCTCTTTGTTGCTTTCAACGATTTTGACTTTCAGTCCCCAGTCGTGAGCAACTTCTTCCACCGTGGGGTAGAAAATATCGCGGATCTGAGGATAAGTCGGGGCAAAGTAGCCTTGGTTTATTTTGGGGAACTCCCAGAACCCTTTGCATATTCCACCGCAGCCAACCCATGTCTTACCGGATCCAAAACCAGCTACATAGGCTTTGAACTTCTGCTGCATAGCCAGAAAACGAGCCTGGGGAACGTTAAGCGTCGGAGCTATCGCCATCCTCTTCCCTCACTCGCGCATCGACTACGTTGATATTGATCGCAACTGGCGTTGGTTCGTCATCTTCTGGGTCAGCGGCCAGCTCTTTACGGAGCTTGTCGATCTCCAGCTGCCGGCGCTCGATTTCAATCTGCTGTAGACGCTGGGCGAACTCACTGTCAGCCAGGCCGAGACGTTTCATCACCGCCTCGTACATGCGCTCACGGCTGATGGCGGTTATCTCAACGCCATTCTTACCAAGCTTCACACCGGAATAGGCAAGCGCAGCATCCGGCGCCAGCTTGCGCGTATCGGCGAAGAAAGGCTGGCCGATGCCATCACCATTACAGCGAGGACATTTCGGGTTAGGCGAGCTGGTATGGTCGTAACCGTAGCCGCCTCTGTCGTTTGGCTCTTTCCCTTTCTTCGCTAAAGCCTCAGCCAGCTTCTCTTCGAACTCAACCGCATCGCGCCATTGATACTGGTGACCGAAGCCCCAGCAGTAACGGCAGCTCCCGCGGCGATACTGAGAAAGTTGGTTGGCGTCGAATGTTGCCAGCCGCCACATCTGCTCAAGCACTTCATCCGCGCTGCCAAGCGTGCGCACAATGGATGCTTTCTGCTGCTGCGCAATGGCCTGCGCAACTGAAGTTTTCTGAAGCAGCTGATAGCCAATTTGTTCAGCAGTCTTCTTGCTGTACCCGGCACGGATAGCGGCCTGCGTGGCGTTGTGGTCCTTCAGGTATTCTGCGACAAATAAACGTTGCTGATCGGTGAGGCCATCATCATCCACCAGCTCTTCTGCGCACTTTTCCTTTTGCGCAGTGCGCAGTTTCTTCTGCGCAGGTTTTTGCGCAGTTTGCGCAGTGGGTTTCTTGATGTATCGGCGGGCAGTAGCGTAATTCAGTCCCTGCGCCTCACACCAATCCTTCGGTGATACGCCGGTTGCGGCATGATCGGACAGGAACCGTCGCTGAAGCTCGCCCCAGTCCGGTTTTGCCAT